GACAACAATTTTCTGAACTATTTAATTTAAATTTTGAATATAACCAAAGTGGTACCCCAATTTTAATATAAAGTAAATTTTTTATCTTTAATAGATATTTATAAATAAATAAAAAAATATGAACACAAAACTAATATTGGATAATTACTTAGGTAAGAATACAAGAATGTCAGAAAAAGACGCTGGTAATGGATTTAAAGAAGTATGCGATTTAGATACTGGTGATTGCTATACAGTTAGAATGAAAGATGGTCTAATTGAAAGAGTTGATAATACAATGAAACAATTTAAAAAAATTCAGGTTGAAACAAAATCTGGAATAAAAACATTATTGAACGGATAAGATGAGTGTAGATCAAAAAATTTTAGAAGAAATTGCAAGATACAATAGTATTAACAAATACATTATGGAACAAGTTCCCCCTCCCCCAGGAGACGAATTAGGAGCACCACCACCCCCAGGAGGTGAAGCACCAATAGGTGGTGAAGTCCCACCACCAGCAGCAGGAGCACCGGCAGCAGGTGCACCCGCGACACCAGCACCACCAACAGAAGGTGAACCAATCGATGTTGAAGCTGACGCTGATGTGGAAGAAATTGGTGCCGACGAAGAAGGTGGCGAAGAAGAAATTGATATTACAGACCTTGTCGACACACAAAAAACTATGTCAGATAAACAAGAAGAATATTTTAATAATTTATTTACACAATTATCAAATTTAGAATCAAAATTAGGTGAAATGGATCAATTGGTACAAAAGATTAATAGTCTTGAAACTAAATTTGATCAGTTTAGACCAAAAACACCAGAAGAAAAACTTGAATTAAGAAGTTTAGATTCGGGACCATTTAAACAAAAGTTATCAGATTTCTTTGTTGACAAACAAGAAGAAATGAGACAATCTGGTAAAAATGAATATGTTTTAACATCTGATGATGTGGAAGAATACTCACCAGAAGAAGTAAAAACTTCTTTTAATGATTATGAAGACGAAGACGAAAACAATATGATGAGATAATTTTAAGGTCGTACAAGACGACTTTAAAATTTCTTGTTGACTGCGACACAAAATTTAACTATACTTTCTATTGTAAACTTTTAATAAATAATATATGGCGACAAACAATTCCCTAGATTCAGTACTAGCACAGTACGAACAATCAAAACAAGGTGGTTATACTTCCACTTCAAAAATATCTCAAGAAGATAGAATGAAAAAGTATTTCGCGGCAATCCTTAAGGATAACGAGAAACAAGGTCAAAAAAGATTAAGAATCTTACCAACACCTGATGGTTCTTCACCTTTTAAAGAAGTATGGTTTCACGAGATTCAAGTGGATGGAAAATGGCAGAAATTTTATGATCCAGGAAAAAATGACAATGAGCGTTCACCTTTAAGTGAAGTTTATGATGTTCTTATGTCTACGGGTAGAGATTCTGACAAGGAACTTGCTAAACAATACAAACCACGTAAGTTTTATATTGTTAAAGTAATTGACCGTGATAATGAGTCGGACGGAGTTAAATTCTGGCGCTTTAAACACAATTACAAAAACGAAGGAATCCTTGACAAAATTATTCCTATTTGGAGAGCTAAAGGTGATATTACAGATGCGACAACGGGTCGTGACATTATCCTTGAATTAACCAAAGCAAAAACTCCAAAAGGGGCATTCTACACAGTTATCCAAACTGTTATGTACGAAGATGCGGGATCTGTTCACGAAGATGAAGAAACAATGACTTCTTGGATTGAAGATGAACTTACTTGGGAAGATGTTTATTCTAAAAAAGCAACTGAATACCTTGAAGCAATCGCACGAGGAGAAACACCACGTTGGGACTCTGATGCTGGAAAATACATCTACAGTAATACTTCTGAAGAAGAAATCTCAATGGGTGGTGGAAAAACAAAAACTGAAACAAAAGTTGAGGACCCACAATCAAATGACGAAATAGACGAAGAATTACCATTCTAAAAAAAATTCTAAATAAAAATGGGTATATAGGTGGACTATATACCCATTTTTTCTTATCTTTTTAAAAAGAAAATTATATGGCAATTAAGAAAAATGACTTTAGTTCGATTAAGAAAAAATTCTCGTCGGACGCAAAATACAAACCACAAAGATACTTTGATTTAGGACCAGCATTTTTGGATGCGGTAGGACTTCCAGGTCCTGCTATGGGACACATCAATATGTTTTTAGGACACTCTGACACGGGTAAAACGACAGCACTTGTAAAAACCGCGGTTGATGCACAAAAGAAAGAAATTCTACCAGTTTTTATTATTACAGAACAAAAATGGTCTTTTGAACACTCAAAACTTATGGGATTTGAATGTGATGAGGTTGTTGATGAAGAGACTGGTGAACTAACTTGGGATGGCTTCTTCTTATTTAATAATAATTTTAGTTATATTGAACAAATCACTGAATACATTAATGAATTATTAGACGCACAAGAAAAAGGTGAGTTAGACTATTCTTTGTGTATTATGTGGGATTCTGTTGGATCTGTTCCTTGTAAAATGACCTATGAAGGTAAAGGTGGAAAACAACATAACGCAAGTGTTTTAGCAGATAAAATCGGAATGGGTATTAACCAACGTATTTCTGGATCAAGGAAAGCGGATTCAAAATTTGAGAATACATTGATTATTGTAAACCAACCTTGGGTTGAATTACCAGACAATCCATTTGGACAACCAAAAATCAAAGCAAAAGGTGGTGAAGCAATTTGGTTAAACTCATCTTTGGTTTTTTTATATGGAAACCAAAAAGGTGCTGGAACAACAAAAATTACGGCAACAAAAGATAAAAGAACTGTTAAATTTGCATCAAGAACAAAAGTATCGGTTATGAAAAACCATATTAATGGACTTGGATTTGAAGATGGTAAAATTATTGTAACACCTCACGGGTTTTTACCTGGAAAAGACACAACAGAAGAAAAAAAATCTATTGAAGCCTACAAAAGTGAACATGCGGAATATTGGAAAAATATTATTGGTGTTGATGGTGAATTTGATTTAAAAGAAGAAAAGGTATATGAATAAGAATAAATTAAAAGTAGTTTCTTTATTTTCCGGATATGGAACACAAGAACTTGCATTGAAATATATTGGGGTTGATTATGAGAATGTTGCAAACTGTGACAATTTCAAACAAGCAAACGAATGTTATGACGTTTTACACACAACAACAAACGGAAATCTAGGTGATATAACAAAGGTTAATGAAAATAACTTTCCAAGCTGTGATTTATTAACATATTCATTTCCTTGTCAGGATATATCAATATCCGGTGTACAACGAGGAATTAAAGAAGGTACAAGAAGTGGATTATTATTTGATGTTGAAAGATTATTATCCGCAAATAGACCACAGTATCTATTAATGGAAAATGTAAAAAATTTAGTTTCAAAAAACCATTATGAAAATTTTAAAAAACATATTTATTTTCTTCGCGGACTAGGTTATACATCGTATTGGAAAATCTTAAATGGGGCTGACTTTGGTTGTCCTCAAAACAGAGAAAGAGTTTTTATGATTTCAGTTTTAAATGGTGACAAAGATGATGTGAAACAAAGAATGGAAAATGTTGACAACCACAAAAAAACAAGAATCCCAATGAGACCTTTTATTGAGGACACACAGAATCCAGAATTATTTATTAATTGTCAATATACCAACCATCAACCAAAAGGTAACTCTGTTTGTAGATTAATTGCAAGAAGAGATGATGTAAGTTATGATCAGGCAAGAAGAATTTACTCTGTTGACGGTTGTTCACCTTGTCTTACAACAAGTGGGTCACCACAAATTATGACTGAAGACGGTAGAGTAAGAAATATCACAGCAAGAGAGGGTTATAGATTTATGGGCGTTCGTGATGAAGACATAGATTTGTTACTTACAACATCGTTATCAACAAAGGGACACGTATCTTTAGCCGGTAACTCAATTTGCGTTCCTGTAATGGAAGCAATATTTAGTGAATTTCTTGGTGATTACATTATAAAAAATATAAATGAAAAAAACGTTAGTTGTTGATGCAAATAATCTATTGAAGATAGGAATACACGGTGTTAAAGATTTTTTTAACAAAGGAGAACACGTTGGTGGTATTTGGCACTTTTTAAACACTTTAAGAAGATTTTTAGAGGAAAGTAATTATAATAAAGTTATTGTGTTTTGGGACAGCGAAACTGGTTCTTCACAAAGAAGACTCATCTACCCCAAGTACAAGCTTAATCGAAAACAAAAAAACGACGAAGATTTTAAAGAACAATCTTTTATTACTCAAAAGAATAGAGTAAAACAATACCTAGAAGAAATGTTTGTTAGACAATTAGAAATTGAACAGTCGGAGGCCGACGACTTGATAGCTTACTATTGTCAAATTTCTGAAGATGAAGACAAAACAATATTTTCATCTGATAGAGATTTAACACAATTAATTTCCGAGAAGGTAACTATATATTCACCCCAACAAAAACGATATTATAAGAATGGTGATGGTATTAAAATGGATACGTCAGAAATACCACATTATAATGTTATGACTTACAAAATATTAACCGGTGATAGTTCGGATAATATTGACGGAATTTTTTATTTGGGTGAAAAAACATTTCTTAAATTATTTCCTGAAATACTTGATACTGAATTAAAATATACCGATATTTTAACAAAGGCAGAAAGTTTACTTTCGGAACAAAAAGGAAATGTTGCTTTACAAAATCTCCTAAGCGGAAAAACCAAAGAGGGAATATTTGGAGAGGAGTTTTTCACAATCAATGAAAAATTAGTGGATTTAGCTAATCCATTAATATCAGATGATGGAAAAGAACTGGTTAGACAATACTATTCAGAGTCATTGGATCCTGACGGACGAGGACATAGAAATCTAATTAGAATGATGATGGACGACGGATTCTTTAAATTTCTCCCAAAGGGTGACGATGCTTGGGTAAATTTTTTAAAACCATTTTTAAAACTATCAAGAAAAGAAAAAACAAATTTTAGAAACAAAACAAAAAAGTAAAAAAATGAAAGAACAAGACGTAACAAAAGTAGAGTTTATTCTGATGTGTAACGACAACATTGTTGTACAAAGATTCTTTAATGTAAAAGGATTCAATAAAAACGCACACAAGTCAGAAGATTTCTACGAGTACATTAAATCATTTTGTACTAAACTTCAGTATGATTTAAAAATGAGATCAGTTGTTTATATGATGGAAAACCAGTATGAGATTATGGAAAACCCAGACGTATTAAACACCTCAATTACAGAAGGACAAGAAAATTTTAACCTTTATATTAAGGTTGAAAATATGACAATTTGTCAGAGGACATTTGATGCAAAAGTATACCCCCCAAAGGTCAGATATACCGTAGACCTACGCCCAAAGCTGAAAAGTATATTATCTGAACTTACTGACATTTTTTCAGGTAGAAACTTTAATTATTTTTACCCACAATTTATTCAAAAGTAATAGTATTTATCATTACTAACAGAAGGAAATTATATGGCGACAAACAAAAACTTTGAATATCTTGGCAACAATTTTCAAATACAATTACTTAATCAAATCATTTTAGATAAAGACTTTTCACATTCGATTATTGATGTAATTGAAAACAATTATTTTGAAAATAAGTATTTCAAAATAATCATTCAAATGATTAAGGAGTATTATGTAAAATATGATCACACGCCATCGTTTGACACCCTAGAACAAGTCGCAAAATCCGAATTACAACAAGAAACCGCAGTTAAGGTTGTACTTGACACAATTAAGAAAATCAAGTCTGCACCTATCGACGGAGTGGATTTTGTACAAGAAAAAGCACTTAAATTCTGTAAACAACAAGAGTTACAGAAAGTAATGAAAAAGGCTCAAAAGATTATAGACGGAGGTGAGTTTGAAAACTACGACACACTAGAAGAATTAGTAAGAGACGCATTACTTGTTGGGTCAAAAGACACATCAATGTTAGATGTTTTTTCAAACCTAGATCAAGTACTAGACGAAGACTATAGACACCCAATACCAATGGGAATACCAGGTATTGATAGATTGTTGAAAGGAGGACTAGCAAAAGGGGAAATTGGCGTAATATTAGCACCTACCGGTGTAGGTAAATCAACAATTCTTACAAAGATCTCAAACCATGCATTTAACCTAGGATTTAACGTTCTTCAAGTATTTTTTGAAGACAACCCAAAAGTGATACAGAGAAAACACTTTATTCTCTGGACAAAGATTCACCCTGACGAATTGTCAGAAA